CCACCTAATTTCATACATAGTGCTACAAGTTCTAATCCGACTGCTGGCTGGTCTAACTGTTCTGAAACAATTACTGTAGGGACAAACAGCTAGAAATATTTTTGTGTTTTGTTAAGGTGGGGCGTCTTGACGGATTTGACTCCACCTCACAAAACATAATAAACTAAAAACTATGGCAAAAAACAATACACCAAAAGAAGAAACTATAAAGCGTAAGGCTTATAATGAAAGTGAATGGAAAACAATCACTTCAGCACAATTTTTAAAAGAAATAGAGCTAAAAGATGCTTTAGAAGTTTTAAAAAAGACAAAAAGAGTTAAATCTGGTTTAGCAACGTATATAATAGAATAAAGCATGACAATTTTAGACAGAGGTTCGTCTAGTCATACTATAAACTTTATTCCAAAAGTATACAGCCCAACTGGCTCAGCTATTTTTAAAGTTTTAATAAAAAACGAACAACAAAACACAGAAGTTTACAATCAAACAGTAAGCTCATTTACAGCATTGAAGTATTATTACACTTATACAGCTACATTTGGTTTTGATGCAAATAAAGACCAGACTTATACGCTAGAAATAACAAATACTGCTACAAACGCTGTTTTATATAGAGATAAATTATTCGTTACTGACCAAAGCTCTGCAACTTACTCAATTAATACTGGTAAGTACACTTTTGAAACCAGTAGCACAAATGATTACTTAGTTTATGAATAATAGCGATTTTCACATAGTAAATTTAGGAGCTTACCAAACTCCAGAGATTATTGAGGATGTAAATGAGGATTTTATTGCATGGGGTGACAATAACGACTTTTATAGTGAGCTGATAGACGTTTATTTAAACAGCCCCACCTCCCACTCTATTATTTCAGGTGTTGTTAATCAAATAGTCGGCAAAGGCTTCTCAGCATTGGATTCAAATAGAAAACCAGATGAGTTTGCTAAGTTTATGCAACTTTTCAAGAAAAAAGATCTTAAAAGAATAGCTTTAGACCTTAAATTACTGGGTGAGGGTGCTTTACAAGTAACTTATAACAAAAAAAAGGTAATTGAGGTATCTCATTTTAACAGAGAGACCTTAAGAGCTGAAAAATGCGACAAAAAAGGCAAAATAAACGCTTATTACTACCATCCGAAGTGGTCTGACTATAAAAAAGGTGATAAACTCACTAGAATACCTGTATTTGGCTCTGGAGCTACTAATGAAGTGTATATAATTCGTAGACATATACCTTCAATGCACTATTATAACGTTCCAGATTGGATTGGGTCATTAAATTACGGCAAATTGGAGTGTTCTATAAGCGAATACTTAGTAAATGAGGTCGAAAATTCCTTCTCAGGAACAAAATTAGTGAGTTTCACGAATGGCGTACCTACTCCAGAGAAGCAAAACATGATAAAACAGCAGATTTTAGACAAATTAACAGGGACTAATGGTGAAAAAGTGATCGTTAGCTTCTCAGATAGTGCTGAAAACAAGACAACAATAGAGGACATATCAGTAAGCGATGCAGCAGATGTATACCAATATATCAGCGAAGAGTGTACTCGCAAGCTATTATTAGGGCATAGAATCACTTCACCTTTATTAGTTGGTATTAGAGACGGTAATCAAGGGCTGGGTTCAAATGCAGACGAGATAAAAAATGCACAAAACCTGTTTGAGAATTTGATAATAAAGCCCTATCAGAGTGATATTATAGATGCTATTGACGATATACTTGCTGTGAATGGTATTGCTCTGAAAGTATATGTACAGACTTTAACTCCGATTGAATTTACAGACTTAGATAATGCTGTAACTAATGAACAAAGAGAAGAAGAAACTGGGGAAAAATTACAGAAACTTTCAAAAGATAATATAGACCTAGATGAGCAGTTATCAAAAGACATTCTCACTCATTTAAAGGGTGAAATTATGACTGATTATGACCTTGTAGAGGCTAGGTCTTACTCTGAAGATAATCAGGAGTTTGAGGCTCTTAAATTAGCTAAAGAGTCTATTAAATCAAAACCAAGTGGGGAAAGCATTCTAGATAAAAGCATCTATAAAGTAAGATACGCTTATGCAGGTAATCCAGACCCAGAAAGGCAGTTTTGTGTAGAAATGATGAAAAGAAGCTCTAGTGGGGTTGTTTATAGACTTGAAGATATAGACATAGCTGGCAGAAAAGGTATAAACCAAAGTTTTGGACATAACAAAGAACCATACGACCTATTTAAATACAAAGGAGGTAAATACTGTCACCATTTTTGGGAACAAAGACTTTATAGATTAAAAAAGAACAAAGATGGGTCTTACGTTGAAGACAAGGCTTTATCTAGTAGTGAAGAGGTTACAGGTATTCCAAAAAGTTACGAACCAAGACCTCATGGACATAAAGAAGCAGGTGTAAAACCTATTGATATGCCAACTAGAGGTGAATATAAATAATTAAGATATGGCAGACGTATTATTTTGTACAAAAGACGATATAGTAAGAAAAAGTCAAAACCTAGATGGGAATATTGACGCAGATTTGATAATTCCAAGTTTACATATTACCCAAACACAAAATTTAAGGGGTGTTATAGGAACTGACTTATACAATAAACTAACAAGTGAAATAACAGGAGGGACTTTGGCTAATCCTTATTTGTCTCTGCTTAATAATTATATAAAACCCATATTAATCCACTTAACACTCGCTGAATTTTTTAAAGGCGCTAGTATTAAGGTTACTAATAAGGGGTTTATAAACACACTTCAGAAAATGCCACAGAAGCCTCTTCTGAAGAGATAAAAGATTTGATACAAATGGAAAAGGACAGAGCTGAAAGCTACAAACAAAGGTTTCTAGACCACATGAGTTTTAATGCTTCTGCTTCTTATCCTGAATGGTTTTCAAATAGCAATGAGGACGTAAGCCCTCAATATGAATCCTTTAACACTGATTGGGTATTATGAGCTTTGGACAGATATATTCAGAATCATGGTGGGGAGATGTCAATTCTGTTTGGGGTAATATATACCCTTTTGACGCAGACGGTTCTTTATTATTAGTAAGTACGACAGATGTTACTTCAGATAGTACAGAAATTACTGCTGATGCAACTCAATATTAATAAATAAATAAATAATAAAAATATAAAAAATGGCACAACAAAATTTAAATACAGGAAGCTCAGCGAACGATGGGACTGGCGATTCGCTCCGAGCAGCTATGCTAAAAATCCAGTCCAATTTTACTGAATTGTATGGAGATGAAACTTCAGCAGAGGTAAACTCTGTAACTGGTGGAACCGGTCTTTCAGTAGATCAAAGCACAGGAACTGTTACTGTAAGTCTTGACACTCACACTGGAGATGTTACAGGAACAACAGCATTAACAATCGCTTCAGATGCAGTTACTTATGATAAAATGCAAGATCTAGGAACTGCTAACAGGCTTCTAGGAGGTACTGCTACTGGCACTATTGGTGAAGTTCAAGTAGCTACAGCTATGATAGCTGCAGACGCAGTAGATGGCACTAAAATAGCAGACGACTCTATTAACTCAGAGCATTATGTAGATGGCTCTATTGACAATGCTCATATAGCAGACGATGCTATTGATTCGGAGCATTATGCAGATGGTTCTATTGATACTGCTCATATTGGAAATTTACAAGTTACTACTGCTAAAATTGCAGCAGATGCAATAACAGGAGCAAAAATTGCTGACGATTCAATCGATTCAGAACACTATGTAGATGGCTCTATTGATACAGCCCATATAGCAGATGACGCAGTTGATGCTGACAAATTGGCTAACTCAATTAATACAGAAATAGCTGCTAACACTGCAAAAGTAACTAATGCAACTCATACTGGAGAGGTTACAGGCTCAACTGCATTGACTATCGCTAGCAATGTAGTAGATGCTGACAATCTAAATGTTTCTGGTAATGGAACTGCTGGTCAGTATTTAGCTTCAGATGGAGATGGCTCTTTTACATGGACTACAGGAGTAACTGGTGATATAACTTCAGTTGTAGCTGGTGATGGCTTAACTGGTGGAGGCACTGGAGGTGATGTAACTCTAGCAGTTGGTGTTGATGATGCAACTGTAGAAATAAACTCAGATGCTTTAAGAGTGAAAGCAGATGGTATTGATGCAAACGAACTTAATGTCTCAGGGAATGGCTCTAGTGGTCAAGTTCTTACTTCAGATGGTGATGGTTCTTTTTCATGGACAGCTAAAACTACAAATACTGATACTACATACACGGCTGGCGATGGTCTCGCATTATCAAGTACAGATTTTTCTGTTAATGTAGATGATGCTACTATCGAAACTGATAGTGACACTTTAAGAGTTAAGGCTAATGGTATTGATGCTAACGAGTTAAATGTTTCAGGAAATGGAAGTAATGGTCAAGCATTATTGTCAGATGGTGATGGGACTTTTTCTTGGGGTTCGGCTGGTAATACATATACAGCTGGTGATGGTTTAACATTAAATACTTTAGACTTTGACCTTGATGCTGATTTAACAACGGTTACTTCAATTTATAATACAGCCTTAAAAGTTGGTAGAGACTCTGGAGGTGATTGGATTGATTTTGGTACTGATAACCAGATTGATTTTTATGTTAATAATGCAAATGACATGAGGCTAGAATCTGACGGAGATTTACACGTTGAAGGTGATGTAATTGCTGCTTCAACTACAATAGCTTCAGATGAAAAATTAAAAGAAAATATTGAAGAGTATGCAGATGCTTTAGACAAAGTAAAACAATTAAAAGGAGTTTCTTTTGATTGGAAAAAAGATGGTAAACAATCTGGGGGTGTAATTGCTCAAGATGTTCAAAAGGTATTACCAGAGTTAGTTGAAAATGTAAAAGACCTAAATGGAGATGACTCTCATTTAGCTGTTAACTATAATGGTTTAATAGGATTGCTTTTACAGTCAATAAAAGAACTATCTGACAAATTAGATAATTGTAATAACTGTAAAAAATAAAATTATGGCATTAATAGGAAATTGTTCC